GAGGAGAAGCCGCAGGGCAATCCGTTCTTGACGCATCTGACTCGCACCACCTGACCGGACAGGCATGCGCACCGAGTATCGGCATGTTGCGGATGCGTACGAGTACGCTCGCGACGTGGTGGATGGGCGTGTGCCCGCGTGCAAGTGGGTCAAACGTGCGTGCGAGCGTCACTTGACGGAACTTGAGGCGGCGAAAACGAGGAGCTTCCCATATCGATTCGACGAAGCGCGCGCGGAGGACATCTGTCGCTTTATCGAGCTCTTCAAGCACGTGAAGGGCAAGTGGGCGCGGAGGAGGGAGCACATCCGCTTGCAGCCATGGCAGAAGTTCATCCTCTGTAGCATCTGGGGGTGGGTGCGCAAGAAGGATGGGCTGCGGAGGTTTCGCGAGGCATACATCGAGGTGCCGCGCAAGAACGGCAAGTCTACCATCGCTGCAGGATCTGGCCTTTACATGCTTGCGGCAGACGGCGAGGTGGGTGCCGAGGTGTATTGCGGCGCGACGAGCGAAAAGCAGGCGCTCGAGGGGTTTCGCCCCGCGAAGCAGATGGCGCAGGAGTCGATCGACTTCCGCGAGGCGTTCGGAGTCGAGGTTGCAGCCAAGCGGATCTGGATTCCATCGGATCTGTCTCGCTTTGAGCCGGTTATTGGCAAACCCGGAGATGGCGCCTCGCCGCACTATGCGATCGTCGACGAGTTTCACGAGCACCCTGATGATTCGCTTGTAGACACCATGCGAACCGGCATGGGTGCGCGCGAACAGCCATTGCTGTTTATCATCACGACCGCCGGTTCTGATATCGAGGGGCCATGTGGTGCGATGAACCTTCGCGTGCGTCGCATGCTCGACGGTATCGACAAGGATCCGGAGCTCTTTGGCATCATCTACACGATCGACGACGATGATGACTGGACAACCGAGGAAGCAATCCGGAAGGCGAATCCAAACGCGGATGTCTCAGTATCAGTTGAGTTCATTCGTTCGCAGGTCCAGCAGGCACTTCTGAATCCGCGGAAGCAAGCGGTCGTCAAGACCAAGCACTTCAATATCTGGGTGCATTCCCGGTCGCAGTGGATCGCACTGGAGGCCTGGCGCGCCTGCGCTGATGAGAGCTTGCGAATTGAGGATTTCGCGGGCGAGCCATGCATGATCGGAATTGACCTGGCGAGCAAGATTGACATTGCTAGCATGGTTGCGGTCTTCTATCGCGATGGTGAGTACTACATTTTCGACCGCCACTACGTTCCGGAGGAACGCGTTTTTGATGTGGATGACCCTCGCTATGAGGGGTGGGTGGCATCAGGACACCTCATCGCAACGCCGGGAAACATCACGGACTTCGAGTACATCGAGGAGGACTTGCTCAAGTGGTGCTCGGAGTTTGAAGTGAAGCAAGTCGCGTACGATCCGCACCAAGCGCATCAATTCGCGACGAGGATGCAGCATGAGGGCGTGCCAATGGTGGAGGTGCGCCAGAACACATCGAATCTCTCGCCAGCGATGAAGGAATTCGAGGCGCTGCTCCTGGCTCGCAGAATCCACCACGCGAACTCGCCTGTTCTCACGTGGATGTTTTCTAACGTCGTGGTGAAGCCAAACGCAAAGGGCGAGATTTATCCACGCAAGGAACATGAGAAGGACAAGATCGACGGCGCGGTCGCGACGCTGCTTGCGATCAACCGGTGGCTTGCACACGATCCGGAAGAAGATCGCAGCGTCTACGAAGAACAGGATTTGCTTGTCTTGTGAGAGGTTATGGGCCTTTGGCAGCAGATGAAGCGCTGGTTCCGGCGCGAACGGCGTCAGACCATCTCCACCTGGAGCTGGGATGGATGGGGTGGGCCGGTGACTCCGGCCGGTATTGTTGTGACGCCGGAAGCCGCGCTGCGCCAGGCGGTCGTGTTCCGTTGCGTACGGCTCCTCGCTGAGACGATCGCCACGCTGCCACTACATGTTTACCGCCGGACAGGCGAAGACAGCTGGGAGATCGCGCGGGGGTACAGACTGTACGAGCTGCTGCATCATCAACCCAATCCGTTGATGACGGCCACGACGATGATCGAGATGATGATGTCGTCGTGCCTGCTGCGCGGTGAGGCGTTCGCGCATGTCGTGCGCAATGATTGGGATGGGTCCGTGATGGAGATCATTCCCATCCATCCAGACAGGGTGCTGAAGCAAGTCCAGCCTGGCGGCCGAGAGATCGCGTACCTGATCGATGGAGGCAAGTATGTGCTGCGAGCCGGCGAGGTGTGGCACGTCATGGCGTTTACGCTCGATGGCATCAACGCTCTGACACCGATCGCACTGAATCGCAACACGATCGGCCTCGCACTCGCAGCAGAGGAGCACGGCGCGCAGGTCTTTTCCCAAGCCGCGCGCCCGTCCGGTGTCCTGGTGCATCCTGGCAAGCTCAAGGACGACGCGCGCAAGCGCCTCGCAGAACACTGGCAAAGTCAGTTCTCTGGACGCGGTGTCGGGCGCGTTGCCGTCCTCGAGGAAGGCATGCAATGGCAGCCGCTGACGATGACTGCAGAGGACGCGCAGTACATCCAAACGCGTGAGTTCCAGGCGCGCGAAATCGCGATGATGTTTGGCGTGCCTCCGCACAAGGTAGGCGATCTCGGACGCGCGACGTGGGCAAACATCGAGCACCAGAACATGGAGTGGGTGCAGGATACGCTGCGCGCGTGGGCGAGGAAGTTCGAGCAGAGTGCGCGGCGTGATCTGCTCCTTCCGAGCGAGCGTGACGAATTCAAGATCGAGTTCTCGCTTGAAGGATTGCTGCGGGGCGACACCAAGACGCGCTACGAGAGCTACAGCATCGCAATTCAAACCGGGATCATGTCTCCGAACGAAGCGCGGCGCCTCGAAAATCTGCCGCCGTATCCTGGCGGCGATGAGTTCATCAGGCCGCTCAACATGGGAGCTGTAACGCCATCTCTGCCGGCCGGACAGGTGTCCGGGGCCGAGGCAGAAGAGGAGATCGCTGATGGCGAGACGTGAGCAGCGCGCGGTGCAGAGCCGCTTTTCGATCGAGACGCGCGAAGACGGCGAGCTTCCGACCATTGTTGGCTATGCAGCGGTCTACGAAGCGGAGACCGTGATTGCCAACATGTTCCGTGAGAGGCTCCGTCGCGGTGCGTTCCGACGCGCAGTGGAAGCTCGACAGGATGTTCGCGCGTTGTTCAATCACAATCCGGATTTTTTGCTCGGGCGGGTGGGTGCTGGCACTTTGCGATTGTACGATGACGATCACGGCCTGCGAGTCGAGATCGATCCGCCGAATACTCCCACCGGACGCGAGGTCGTGGAGCTCATTCGCCGGGGCGACATCTATGGCATGAGTTTCGGTTTCGTCCCGACGCGCGTGAGCTGGGAGCAGGCGGACGAGTCAGGCCTTGGCCTGCGCGTGGTGGAGGACGTCGATCTCGTAGACGTCTCGCCCGTGACCTATCCCGCCTACGAGCAGACAGAAGTTGGTATTCGGTCCTCTGCGGAGGCCGTGATTCAAGAGCGGACGCGGCAGCTTCGCTCTGCATACCAGGTGATGAGAATGCGTCTCCGGCTCGCGGAGACCGCTTGAAGGAGGAACAGTATGTCGAAGGTGAAGATCGCGGAGTTGCGGAAGGCGCGGGCCGAGCGCGTGGCGCAGGCCCGAGCGATTCTTGATCGGGCCGAGCGCGAGAAGCGCGAGCTCTCGCCCGAGGAGCAGGCGCAGTTCGACGCGCTCATGTCGGAGGTGGATTCGCTTCGGCAGCGCATCGAGCGCCTCGAGCAGTTGATGGAGCTCGAGAGCGAGATCATCACGGAGGATATGACCCGCTCGGATGGAGAGCTGGCGCAGAGCGAAGAGGATGGGGATGAGGAGGAGCGCGCACGGCACCGCAGGCGAGGAGCGCAGATCCTCCCGGAGCAGAGGACGCTCGATCGCCAGCGTGCGAGCGAGTATCGCATCGCATTCTGGAACCTGATGTCCGGGAAGCCGGTCTCGCGCGCCGAGGCGCGTGCACTCGGCCTCGTGCCGGACAGCGCCGGCGGATACACTGTGCCGGATGAGTTCGTCAGCCAGCTCATCCAGAAACTGGAGGAAGAGAATGTCATGCGCCGGATCTGTTACGTCCGCGAGGGCGTGACGGGTGAGGGGCAGATCCCGGTCGAGGTCGATATCGGCGAGGCGCAGTGGATTGGCGAGGCCGAGGAGTATCCCGAGCTCGACGTCGAGTTCGGCCAGGTGATCGTCGGCGCGCACAAGCTCGGGCGCATCACCAAGGTCAGCGAGGAGCTGATGCAGGACTCCTTCCTCGCGATCGAGGAGTACATGGCGAATGTCTTCGGCCGCGCGTTCGGTCGCGCGGAGGAGCGCGCCATGATCAACGGCGACGGCAGCGGCAAGCCGCTCGGGGTTGTGCGCAGCGCTCAGGTCGGCGTCACCGTTGCGGCCGCTGCGGTGACTGGTGACGATCTGATCGACCTGCAGCATGCTCTGCGCCGGCCGTATCGCGAGCGTGCGTCGTGGCTCATGGAGGACAGCACGCTGAAGGCGATCCGGAAGCTCAAGGATGATCAGGGCCAGTATATCTGGCAGCCTGGTCTGCGCGAGGGCGAGCCGGATACGCTTCTNGGNCGCCCGGTGTATGTCTCGCCATACATGCCNCAGATGGNAGCCGGCGCGAAGTCGATCCTGTTCGGCGACTTCTCGTACTACTGGATCCTCGTGCGCCGTGAGCGCGTGATGCAGNGNNTGAACGANCTCTACGCGGCTCGCGGCCAGGTCGGCTTCCGGATGTACCAGCGCATCGACGGGCGCCTCGTCCTCCCGGAGGCGATCGTCGCTCTGCAGCACGGGAGCTGATGCATGCGCGTGCGAGTGATCCGATCATTCGTCACGTCGGTCGTTCCGACGTCGCAGATCAAAATCGGCGCCGAGATCGACGTGCCGGATGCGCTCGCTCGCTCGTGGATCGCGCATGGCCTCGTCGTGGCTGTCGCCGGACAGGCTCCGGCCGAGACTGCATCGGTGGAGCCTGTCCGGGAGACCGCTGATGACAGGCCGCAGTACGCACGAGCGAGACGAAAGAGGTAGATCATGGCTGCGCCGGTGACAGTCGAAGAGCTCGCTCACCATCTGCGTGTGGGCCCCGACGAGCGCGACGCAGAAGCCGATCTGATGCAGCAATACATCGACGCCGCTACGCGATACGTCGAGGCTCACACCGGCTTGCAGCTCTTCGATCAGCCGAGCGTCGATCCTCTTGCGAAGCATGCGGTGATGCTGCTCGCGGCGTACTACTACGAGTACCGCGAGCCGATCATCACCGGCACGATCGCGACCGAGCTTCCACTCGGAGTGCAGCGCATGCTATGGCTACTGGATGAGGGGCCGCAGCCGTGATGGCAGGTCGACTTGATACTCTCATCACGTTGCTGCGGCCTACTCGAACCAGGCATCCAGATGGCTCCTGGATGCAGGGATGGGAGGAAGTCGCTCGCGTGTGGGCGACGGTGACGCCGGTCTCTGCTCGCGAGCGACTCGGATCTCCGCAGGTGATCCCAGAAGAGACGGTGCGCTTCCACATCCGATGGATGGAAGCGCTCGAACCATCGTGGGCGATCCGCCATGCTGGAAAGACATGGCAGATCGACGGTATCGCCCGCTATCGACGCGAGCGGCGGATGGAGATCATGGCGTCGGCGGCTGACGCCGGACAGGCGAGGAGCGCATGAAGCCTCTCGTACGCTTGGAAGTGAAGGGCCTGGATACGCTGCAGGGTCGGCTTGCAGACTTGGAAGACAAGCTGCGTAGACGCGTGATCAGGTCGGCGCTGCGCCCAGCGATGCGAGTGTACAGGCGCAAAATTCAGGCAAACATCATGCAGCTCGAGCTTTCTCCGTCAGGGAAAGAGCAGCTGCGGCGCAATCTGACGTGCGAGTCGAGAAGGCGCGCCGTGGCAACATTCTTTTCGGGCGCGTGCGAATGCGGCATCCAGGAAAGCCGATCTGGCTCTGGATTGAGAAAGGGACGCAGGACCGATATCGCGTGGTGAAGCGCGAGTTTGACTTTATCACAGTGCATCGGAGGTCGTTCCTCGATCCTCGTTCCAAGACCGGGAAGTATCGCAGGGCGACGACCTATCGAATGATGGTGCTGCGCCCGACGTGGAAGGCATACACCGGGCGGATGAAGGAGCAGCCATTCGTCAGACCGGCGATCGAAGCTGGGACTGATGAGGCGATCGTTGCCTTCAGAAAGGCGCTCAGGATCCAGATCGACAAAGCATGGCGCGCATCGAAATAGCAGTCCGTTCTATTCTCACGGCGGACCCTGTGGTGTCTGCGCTCGTCGGTGACCGCATCTATCCGCACATCATGCCGGAGGGGGAAGACTTCCCGGCTGTGACATATACGGTCCTGGACGACGCAGACGAAGTGATCACGGGCCCGACTGGTCTCATCGAGGCAGATGTTGAGCTGACTGCATGGGCACGCGGGTCGCAAACGACGAGCGGGTACACGACGGCACGCGATCTAGCTCGCGCAGTGCGCGATGCGCTGCTCGGCTTCCGCGGCGTGGTAGAGGGCGTGCACATCTACTCAGTTACTGGCGGCACGGTCGGCGAAGCCGTGCCGGATGAGTCAACCGAAATTTGGCAAGCGTGGATCAGTCTTCACGTGATGGCTCGCGAGTAGCGAGCGAGGAGGTGGATCATGGCAGAGATTGCTGCGAGCGCGGTTCCTGGTTTTGGTGTGGTGCTCAAGCTCAAGGATGGAACGAGCACCATCCGTATCGGTGATATCGCGGCAGTAACCCCGCCCGGATACACGGCGGAGATCCTGGACGTCACGCATCAGGAGTCGCCGGGAAAGATCCGGGAGAAGGTCGGCGGCGTCCTCGATGCCGGACAGGTGACAGCGACGATTCGCTATGTGCCCGGAACGCCGGGGACGCAGCGGCTCTATCAAGATGCTGGGAAAACCCTCGACTGGGTGATCGAGTTCCCGGAAGACATCGGCTGGAATTGTGAGTTCAGAGCTGTGCTCGAAAGCTTCGTTCCGGCGGAGGCTGGTCCCTCAACGGTTCTGGAGGGGACGCTCACGCTCTCTGTCACTGGTCCGATTAACTGGGTCGAGCAGTGATGTACACCATTCCGCCAGAAGAACTCGTCGAGATCGAGGTGCGGGGGCAGAAATTTACCCTGCACTTCGGCATGTGGGCATGGATGGAATTCCAGCGCGTGTCGGGATTTTCCATCCTGGGCGACGTCCTCCTCGACGCGGATCTCGCGGACACGGAACGCTGCATGCGGCTTCTTTGGGCTGGATTGCGCGAATTCCATCCAGAGATCGAGACGGTCGAGGAGGTGGCGCGGATGGTCACGCTGCGTGACATGGAGCAGATTCGGGAGAAGCTAAAGGACGCCATCCGCGCGACAAGCCCTGCGCCGAAGCTGGATAAGGCCCGCCCTCCGAAAGCCCAGAGCTCGAGCGCATCACGTGGGGGCGGCTCTGGGCGATCTGCAAGCAAGACTTCGGACTGACGGAGAAGGAATTCAAGACGCTTTCGTTCCGTCGTCTGGAGGAGTTGCACCGGCGTCGTGATGAGCTCGAACGTGAACACGACGAGCGGATCGCGGTCATGGTTGCGCGCACGGTGGCGCTCTGGGTCCCACGTGGAAAGCGTGCTCCGCAGCCGGAGTACTTCGCGCCGTGGATAGACATCGAGCGTCGTGAGCCAGTCCGGAAGCAGCAGACGCCGCAGGAAATTTTCGCGGTGATGCGAGACATCACGGCGCTGCAGAAGCGCCGCGAAGAGGTCAGGGGTAGGTGATGGCTGCACCATTCACGCGAGAAGACGTCCTCGTATCCATCGGCGTAGACGATAGCGGTCTGCGGATCGGAATGGATCGAGCTGGACGTACCATCCAACAGTTCGCAAAGAATAGCGAAAAACAAATTGCTGGCTTGCGGAAGGGTGTCGATTCGCTTGGCAATGTCATCACGGCTTTGGGCTCACAAGCTGCTTCCGATCTTGGCAACGTCGGCAAGGTACTCGGCGGCGTCTCGACTCTTCTCACTGGCGGATTCATAGCGGCGGTGGGTGTGGGGCTTGGTGCGCTTGTCAGCGGCATCGCCCAGGCAGTGCGGGAGTCGCGAGAGGCGCAGGAGCACATGGCCGCTCTTGCGCGAGAGACGGGAGTCACTGCAGAGCAGGTGGACAAGCTGCAGCGCGCGTTTGCCCGCGCAGGTGTGGAACTCAAGCGCATCGAAGCGCAGCGTCTCGCCCAGCTCGCGCACGAGGCTGGCCTGTCCGCGGACGAGGCTGGACGACTCGCCGAGAAGATCCAGCAGCTGGCGACGCTGCAAGGTACCGACATCGCGTCTGCAGCACGCCAAGTGATCCAGGCTCACACGCAGGCTCTTCGCGAGGTGGAAGATCTCACCAAGCGTATCTTGGAGCAGGAGGAGCTGCGCGCGTCGGGAGTGTCGTCGGAGATGTTCCGCCTTGGTCAGCTCTCGGAAGAGCTGCACAAGAAGCGCGCCGCAGCTGCCAAGGAGCTAGCGAGAATTGAAGCCGACGCTGCGCAAGCCGCGGTCGAAGCCGCGCGATATCGGCAGCTTGCGGAGCAGTCTTCTGCTAACACTGTGCGGCGGGCATGGGAGCACAACGCGCAGGTGCAGGAGGAGCGCTTTCGCGAATTGTCGGAGCGAGCTGCGGAGTACCGCGCAGAAATCGAGAGCATCGATCGTGCCTTTCGCCTCGCCGGACAGGCCGGCGCCGCGTTGATGCGGATGCTCCAGGAGGAGCAGGAAAAGTCGCGGAAGGCCGCCGAGGCGGAAGCCCTGGCGCGTGCTCGTGCGCGAGAGGCGGCGCGGATCGAGACGGAGATTCTCGCTGCGACTATAGCACGAGACGAGGAGGCCGCATCGGTCTGGAGGCTGACGCAGGCGCTTGCAGCGCTCGAGGAGCGACGCAGGCAAGGGCTGATTTCTGCGCAGGATGCAGAACGACAGGCTCAGCTTTTGACGCAACAGCATCGTGAAGCGGTCGAGGCGATCGCGCGTCAGATGGTCCATCAGGTCGAGGATGCGATCCTCCAGACGCGCATGATGGAGGCCGAGCTCACGGACAATGCCATCGAACAGGTTCGCATCCGCGGAGAGATCCGGGCGCTGGAGATCCGCCGTCGACTGCAGGAGGAGGAACGCGCGATCGAGCAGCTGCGCGTGAGAATGGATGCAGCAGATGAGCAGGAGCGCGAGCGGCTACGCCGGATGCTGGAGTACCGCGTGCAGATTGCGGAGGAGACGCGCAAACAGCTCGAGATCGCGGAGCGTCAGACCCTAGCCGACGTCGAGAAGGTCGAACGCGAGATTACGATCAAGCGCGAGAACGAGAGACAAAAGCGCATCGAAGCGCAGAAGCGCATGCAAGAGAAGCTACGGAGGGAAGCAGAGAAGGAAGAGATGGAGGCGGTGCAGGCCGGCGCCAACATCGCCAATGCGTTCGTGCGCGGCATGCGGAGTGTGTTCGATGGCGAAGACTTCCGCTCTGTGCTCTCTGCGATTCTGTCGATCGTTGGTGCCGTCGTCTCGATTGCTCCCGGTGGACAAGCAGCAGGTTTTGGCTTGCAAGCACTTGCAAGTTTGATCGCCGGCTTCTCTGAAGGTGGTCAAGTTTCCGGCCCCGGCACGTCGACGAGCGACAGCATCCTCGTGCGCGTCTCGGATGGAGAGTTTATCACGCGAGCCTCAAGTGTGCGCAAATTCGGAGTCGACTTCTTCGAGTCATTGAATGAAGGCGTGCTCGATTTGACGCGCCTTCCTGGCTACGCGCGCGGTGGTCTAGTCGGACAGGCTCCATCCGTGAGCGGCGGTATGACTGCCGGTCCTGTGCAAGTCTACATCCAAGCCTTCGATCCTCGCTCGACCGAAGAGGCGCTTGCTCGCATCTGGGAGCCTGCTCAGTACCGACGTGGTATGTCGCTTCAGGACGCCAAGACTATGGCGATGCTGCGGCGCAGGCTCGCACCGAGGGCTGGCGCATGACGTGGCTGATCGGACTCGACGACGCAAATATGCTCCGCGACGGGCGATGGGTGCACGAGAGTTCACCCGCGCCCGTGCCCGGCTACGCGCGCGATGCAATGTGGGACGGCGCGCAGGCGGTGCTGTACAGGGCTGTCGGGAGCACAAACAAGACGATGGTCTTCCGGGCAGTGAATCAAATCTACACGCCCGCTCTGATTTCTCTGCACGACGTCCGCATCTATGGCGCGCGGATCGAACGTCTGCGCGTGGAGGCGAGCACGAATGGGTCGTCGTGGATCACTGTTCGCGAGTGGTACGAGGATGATTTGCGCCGGTCGGACTGGTCGGTGTATACATCCGGCGCCGCCCTTAGCACCGCGCAGTATCTACGGATCACACTCGTGCCGCGGACAGGAGGCGAAGGCGCTGAGTGGGCCATCGGCGAAGTGTGCATCTTCCTCGATGCGATCTTCTCTGCGGACTTATCGAATGCACCGCCTCCCGCCAGGCGCACGCAAAGGGCGAGACGGTGGACCACGGTCGCCAATGGTCCGTGGAGGACGAAGCTATCTGAGCCTACGTCTGAGTATGTCATTTCCTTCCCGGCGATAAACCGACCAGGACAGATCGAGTTGCTGGAAGAGATCTGGCGCCGGTGCGATGGTGCCCTCCGGCCCGTGGTTCTCGTGCCGGATGCATCACAATGGCGCGCGATCCACGGCCACCTGTCCGACGTGCTTGAATACGCACTGGGACTCGGTGGCGTTTACGACGAGGGAATCTCGCTCGTGGTGACGGAGAGCATGCGGAGCCTGCGATGACGAGACTATTGGATGGCATTGTCGGTCCGAATGGGAAGCGACTGTGGGTAGTCTCCAAACAGCACATCACGGCGCAGGAAGCGAATGCGATCTGCGACTGGACGCAGCGCGTGACGCGTGGATTGCGGCGGGAGCATTCGGACGACGAGGCTGAGATGCCGGGCCACCATCGGCGCGCTTTCCATGCGATCGGAGCGTTCCGATTTTGGATGCCGACATACGGTCCATCGGCGACCTTCGACGGTCGCGTATTCAGCGACAGCGTGCTCTTTGGCGTTCGGGCGGATCAGCAGCCTGATCTGTACACGATCGTCCCGGATCGCACTCCTGGCACGTCAGGTCGTTTCCAGGTAAAGCTTGGAATACAACTGCCAAACGACAAATACTGGGTGCATGTCTGGGGGACGCCGCAGCTTGTCGCGAATGGCTATCGCTATTTTCGATTCGATCCAAGCAGCAGGACACAAAGCTCGTTTGTGCTTGAAGCATGGGGCAATGTGCTCGAAGCTTTTCGCGGCCAAGACCAGCAGCAGGTCGTCGGCGTGATCTACATGGAGACGAGGCCAGAGCTCTGATGCGAAAGTCGATCGAACAGTTTGTCGCCGGGGAACCATTGCCCGCAGCGAAGATCAACTCGCTGGTCGGATCGAGTGAGGAGGTGGCGATTGCTGCAGCCCGGGAGCACAATCGCAGTGGCCTCCACATCCACATGAGATTCGAGTTCGCGATCGGAGTATTCGTCTTTGATGGATCATGGGCGCTCGAGTTCGGAGACAGGATGAGCCTCTTGTCTGCGGGCGCAGATTGGATCGAGGTAGCCATCGATTTGTCTGATGCGGCACTCGTGGCGCCGACGACGATTGGCTTGATCGCCACAACGGACTGGGGAGAGGAGTGTGTCTATGACACTCCGAGCGTCTCCGGTCGCACTGTCACGACGAAGATCTATCTGCGCACGAGCCGCCGCAGTCCCACTGGCTGCATGGTGATCGCGGTGGGCCGGAGGAGAGACGAGTGAAGCCGCTCTGGCATCGCCTCTATCAGTCAGGCATCGGAGACGTCGTGCCTGCCGAGCTTTTGCAGCATGCAGTGCAGACGCAGCACGCAGCGGTCGATCTTCTCCGCGGAGACCACGAGATCGACTGGCAGGGCTTTCCAGTGCATCGCGGCCTGCGATGGATGAGAGCTGTGGCGAAGCTCGAGATCGTCACGCGTTCGGTGCATGAAGTCGAAACGCGAGTGCTCTTCTCGTACGGCTTCGCAGAGGCACCAAAGATTGAGGTGAGCGGGAGTAAGATCCCGTGGAGTGGGATTCCAGCCGGCGTGCCTCTTAGAGGATGGTGGCTTACGTGGAGGCTAGAAGAGATCGGTCCACAAGCAGTGGCGCTCGGATTCGAGACGAATGGTCCGGTCTTCCCTAGAAATCTTCTCGTGTTCGATGCGGGCCTAGCAATCCCGGGATCAGACAATCGTAACAAGGATCGCGATGGGCGCGGCATTGCATTTCTAGATTGGTTCGACTGGCGTGAGGTCGGAGAGGATTTGGTTGACGAGCTCTCTGCCTTCATGCTGGCACTGAAGGCGATCACAATCGCAGTCAGGTGACATGCGGCTAGATGCCACTGCAAGACGCTACTGGGCGTTTCGAGGAAGACTCGGATCCGATTGGATCGCATGGGGCACGACCGTGCTCTACCAGCCCGCTGACGCGATACGAGCGGTGCTCGTCGAACCGCCGAGCGGATTTCAAATCGGCCCTTCATTCGTGATCGGTGAGCCGCCGCCCAAGGTGAGCACGACGCTCGTGGTCGCTGATCCTGACGGTGACATTGCAGCGCGCTTGCAGCCGGACAGGCGTGGGGGCGTCGCACTATCCGGGCGATTGTTTGTCGGAGAGCTCGGACCAGATGGAGATCCGCTGTTCGAGTTCGAGGTCTCGCCGACGCTGTATGTGTCTGGTGCCGTGCGGCATCATGACGGGATCACGACGATTCCCGTCGGGTCTGACTACAGCAGGATCTTAGGCCCATCGATTGCGCTCTGGTCTGTGATGGACGTACTCGGGGCAGAGCTCGTGCGCGTCAACATCGACCGGACCATCCGCGATAATTCTGCGATGCTCGACTATCTCGATTCTAGATCTGAGACTTTTCTGTTCGAGGAGGCGCTCTCGGTTCTCAAGCAAAACGAAGCGACGATCGTACCGTGGCTGTACGACCCGTGTATTTCAGAGCTGATCCCTCTGTGCGACGATTATCCGCGCTACTGGGTCGCAGGCGTCGTATCGCCGCCGCGATACCCGAGCGTGATTGTCGGCGACTTCTCTGGCGCGCTGCGGCCATACAATGACATGAGCCTAAATCTTGGGCTCAAGGATTGGCGACAGAAAATCGGAGAGTTCCTCGCGACCATCTCGATCGAAGATGCGCTTGGCAATAAGCGCGAGGTCTCGGTCCTGATGTACATGGCGCCGGAGCCGCCAGAGAATGAGGCGCAGAGGATCTTGCGTGCATGTCGAGTGCCGGATGGGGTCTTCGCGGGACGCTCGCCCCCGCAGCTGCTGCGCCAGCTCGTGGTCGATCATGCGCCAGCGGGTGAGGATGGTATCGATCAGACGAGCTACCAGCGTGCGAGCCGGACGGCGCGATCGCTCTATAGTGGCGTGTGTGGAGGTGTTTTCGGTCGCGACGGTGGCACAATCGCTGAGGCGCTACAGTACATCGCGCCGATCTGCGGCATGCGGACGTGGATCGGTGCGAATGACAAGCTGCACATGGCGCTAGGTGGATACAGCTACGAGGACGCACAGGCAGCAAAAGGGACGCTGCCGGAGCTGGTCGAAGGGGATATCTACCCGCGAGACACGAGCTACTCGCCCGCGTGGGAGACGGAGATCGCCGGCGACCCTGATGATGATCAGGCTGGCGTCGCGCGGGTGTCGATCCAGTGGACTGACGATCAGGTGGCGATGTATCCGATCGAGACGTTGGCCACGTCTCCGGTGCTCGGTAGTGGACCGGGCAGCATGGAGCGCGAGCGGATCTTGCGGGGTGAGTGGATCGTCCCGCAGCGTGGGCGTGATGTGATCGGTGCGCTGCAGGCGAGCGTGGCTGGGGAGCCTGTCCGGGCACAGCTTGTGACACATCTCGATCTGCCTGACCGCGTCCTGCTGCCACCGCAGCTCATCCGGATTACGCATCCCCGCGGACTCGGACTGCCCGGCGTGGGCTGGAATCGCAGACTGGCACGCATCGAGGTAGCGGAGCTTATGCCGGGCGAGGACGCAAAGCGACTCACCGTGACAGACCTAGGCCCATCCGAGCGCATGCGGCTAGGCCTGCTCGACTCGGTGACGCCATGGATCGTGGATCGCGCTGGGAGAGGCGAGAACCTTATCATCCTGTTTATCTCTGACAATATCTGGGAGGTGCAGAACCTTGCGCGATTTGCGACGAATATCGAGGAAGGGATGACGCTATGGACGCCAGGCGCCGTTCGGGAGGATATGCGGCGCAGTTGGCGTGTCGTCTCAATATCCGGCAACATCGTCTACGTGATGCCGGACGAAGAGCTAGAGCCTGGCAGTTCTGATGTTTTCGCCACGTCTGATGATCCCGTCCTGCGCGCTGGGTGGGCAGTCATGCGGACGGACCTTATCGATCCTAGCTATCGGATCGATTTCGTTCGAGCCTGCGATGTGACGGGTCTATTTGAGTCTGGGGAACCTGGTTTTCAGTACTCGGGGTAGATGTCGTACACTACGCCATCGCATACATCAGCGAGCTCAGGCGTGTAGCACGTGCAGACGATGTGATAGCTTTCGTGCGCATATACGCGCACGCCGAGTATATTTACTGAGGTACAGCTGCTGGCCATCTCCGCACACGCCCTCGCGAGCCCATGGCTGGTGTCCGGGCGCTGGATGCAGATCGTTTTGTCGGAGCCCTCCGCTGGCAGGCAGTACTCGCGACCGGAGGTGTCCATGATGACCTCGGTCTCACAGTCATCGTCGCCGCAGGCGGAGACGGCGAGGGCCAGCATGGTAGGGAGCAGGATTTTCCGGAGCATGTCTCACCTCCTCTCACATAGGAGTCAAGCTATGTCGATCGTCCAGTATAGCATGACGCGAGTCA